CTTTAGCTGCCGTAGTACGAGCCCATTCGTCATAGGCGTTACGGAGATCGGGATCGTTAGAGACTTTATCTTTGTTGATTGATCCAGCGAACTGGTCGTTCACTCTCATATGCGGAGGAGCAGGCTGAGGTTCTCCTTCAGGCCCTACTTCAGTTCCGTTGCCGCCATTACCGTTGCCGTTACCACCGCCAATCAAACCAGTTTCTTCATATGGTTCGTGGATGACGTTGGCAGGACCGACAGTCGTACCAGTAGGAGCAACCTCGGTAGCAGCTTGAGACTGAGGACCATCAGGAGCCCGACCACCGGTACGACGATCTGGGACGTTATCCTCGCTCCGCTCAGGAGCATTGTCGTTAACCCCTACAGTAGGTTCTTCAGGTACAGAAGGTTGACCACGGTCACGAAGAGCTTGGGCGTTAAACTTTACTGTACGATCAGGATTAGCCCCTGAGATACGGAGTCCTTCAATGGTGTCGACGTCGGGGTGAGCGGCGGCGAGTTGTTTGCCAAGATTGAGGGTTTCACCTGCACCAAGCTTGACAGGATTAGTCTTGTCGCCGATGTCGATGGAATGGATGGTGTTACCTTCGACGTCATAAGAACCTTTGACGACCTTGCCGTCAGGAGTCTCGTACGTAAAGGTATGACTCGGCCTGCCCGGATCAGGGTTGGGTGTACTAACGAAACCGGGTTGCCTGATATCTTCTACAGGAGCCTGTGCCCGCGTCGCAGGAGAGATAGCCTCACTTCCACCCGGCAGTTTACTTTCGATAACTGCTTGAGTCTCAGGAGTTACTACATGATTTTCTTTGGTAAGGGGATGGGCAAGGACCGATCCTGTGGGTGCACCAGTGTCAGGGTCAACGTAGGCACGGCCAGCAGAAGTTACCTCACCCGTATCAGGATTACGGACATTGACGGGGTGGTAAGTTCCAGTCTCATCAGTCTCGCTAATAGGATCGACATGGGTCGTATCTACCGTAGGATTGACAGGAGGTTTAACCTCAGAACGCTTACCTGACAGTTCGTCAGGGATGTCTTCATCGAAAGAGATCGGACCCTTGTAACCTTTCTTAACTGCCTGTACGTTAGCTTCGATAGATTCCTTAGTGGTAGGGTTGTCAAGAGTTGGGTGATCTGCAAGGATGTCGGCAGTCGATGCACCGGCTTTGATTTTACCTGCGATGTCGGCTTTGACTGCAGGAGTGAAGTAACCTTCCGGGGTATGCATAGCTTCAAGACCCGACCCAGGAAGGGCGTCCATGATAGCTTCACCCAGAGACTGAGTTCCGTTACCTCCACTCATGTCATGACCTGTCAAGGCACGACCGATGATGTTAGCGGTATCTTCTGCACCAGTTACGAAACGATTAGCCAAACCGATGGCAGGACTAAGTCCGTAGTCAACCAGCAACCTGCTAGGAGTTCCTCTAGTCGTACCACCAAGAAGGTCTTTCTGATCTTCAGACATACCAAAAGGATCAGGACCTTCGGGGCGAAGATTCTGGGTATCTCTCATGAAGTCGAAACGACCAGTAGTAGTAGGATCAGGAGCCATAGACGGCGTCTGAGAAAACTGTTGCTGACCTTTCAAAGACCAAGCCGGTACAGTAACCTGTTGACCTTCATCCATGGTAGTCGTAGGAGTCTCGTCACGCATCGGTGTCATAGAAGGCATGACGGCAGCAAGAGGGTCTACACGAGGATCGACCGGAGCATCCGGCACAAAGGTATGGCTAGTATCTGGTGCGTCTGGAATGAACTGATTACTAGCCATATATTCCTCTTTGCGTCACTTATTGGATAAGGTAAGTCTTACCACCTACCTGTACGGCAGGATGACCGTTGATCTTACCACGAACTGCCGTACTAGGAACCCTGTTGGCAGGGATCGTCGGCATCTGGTCAGAAGTAGGAGCAGCCGATGGAGCCCCTGCAGGAGAAGTAGTTACCCCTGCTACTGGAACAGGTCGATGACTCTTCATAGGAGCTACACCACCTTGAGGTAATCCGGTAGTCATGACGATATTCGTACCAGGGATTGTACCACCGGGAGGAATGCCCATAGCCTTGCCGAGAGCGATCTGGGCCTGAAGGACTTGAGCCCCTGCCTGCTGTTGATGAGCCGAGGCATTGACACCCCCTGCGGAAGCTTGGCCGTAGTTACGAGCGATCTCCGAAGGCACGAGAGCCTGACCGTTTGAGGCACCTTGGGTACGAGCAGCAGCAGTAGTCTGAGCGGCACCTGTCCCGAGATACTTATACTCCGGCACGTTAAAAGTGTTGGCTTGATCGAGAATCGCCTTGCCCTGATCGTTCCAAGTCTTCTGTCCAGTATTAGGATCGACAGATACATACTGAGAAAGGTTCTTAGGGTCGGGAAGATTCAGAGGACTAAGGTCTGTAGTCTTACCGAAGACGTCTTGTGTCTTTCCGTACAGAGACTCGTAGGTGTCAGGAGTTGCAGACGAGATCAGCTTACCGGCCTGAGAACGACGGGTGTCGTCATACTTCTGTACGGCAGCTTGATGTTGATCGGCTGCAGTCATTCCTTCTCTTTGCATATTCGCCATAGCGATCTGACGATTAGCCAGACTGTTCTGCAGGTCGAGGGCTCCCTGGGTATCACCAGTTGCGGCTAGCTTAGCCACAGCTCCTTGGGGATCACCTTGGAGGTTAGACAAGGCAGCAGCTTGGGCACGCTTGGCAGGATCGTCCTTGAACGGCATCTGAAACCCAGCCGCCTCAGAGATGGTATCACCAAGCCAGTTCAGAAGCTGCCCCGGCAAGCCGTGGATACCAAGGATACCAGTAAGACTATGGTTCGGTACGGCAGAGTTTTGAGGAGCTGTCTGAGACTGGCCTTGGCCACCTCCTAGGAGCATCTGCATAGCAGACGAAGGGTCTTGACCTTGTGTAGGAGCTTGAGTAGGCTGAACCCCTATACCAGGAATGGCAAGAGATGTGTTATAGAGGGGTGCGTTCAACGAAGGAGCGACACCAGCAATTGTATCAAATAGACCGGGCATCATTATTCCTTAACGATAGACGGACCCAGATGCAGAACCTGTATTGATAGGTGTCCCGTACGAGGGCAGGATGTAGTTGTTAGCCCAGTTAGTTGCAGTCTGTTGAGCCATATTTGTTCCAGGCTGAACTGCCGTCTGGGCATTAGAAGTAGGAGAAACAGGCTGGAAAGGGTTGGTGTACTGGGCTTGCCCTACCTGAACAGTAGGAGCCTGAGCTTGTGCTCCTTGACCTCCTCCTTGACCTTGACCTTGACCCGTAATAGAATTGCCGAGCATCTGCCCCAATCCTCCCATTATTCCGCCAGGTCCGGTCATTCCCATCGAACTGCCTAGTGAAGTTAGAAAATCCGCCATTACAATCCGAGTCCTTGTTTGCCCGATCCGTTACTGGTCTGACCAGCGCCGTTGATGGAGTTGTTAGCTTGGATGCCGAGACCTGCCAGACCTGACTGGTTCTGGATATACTGCTGTAAGAAGTTGTTGGCTGTGTTCTGGCCGTAGTTAGATACAGCTTTGAGAGTGCTGCCAGAGTTCAGAAGGCCATTAGTTGCGGCGTTGCCAGTGATGGCGTCCGTACCTTGCTGGAGATTGAAGTTGTAGCCTGAACTGTTCTTGGCGTTGTTGAAAGCCTGTTGCTGCTCCGCCGTTCCGCCGTTACCAAGTAGGGCAGAGATCGCAGATGCAGCAGAACCGGTCTGACCTACCGTACTTCCAAGACCACTGGAAGCAGCTCCGAAGTTCTGGTTGTTCGAGGATTGACTGGAATTGCCTCCGAGGAAGTTACTCATGCATTGCTCCGAATCTTTTGTGGAACTCTTGCTTAGTCACAATGAACAATTCGCAAGGAGGGTTAAGTTGTGACAGGATACCGTACGAGGTATATCCCAGTTGTCGGTTCATCCATCTGGCAGCTTTGTTATCTAGAGGTGTGTACCCTCTCATACAAAGACAGTCTGTCTCGTTGAACCCGAAAGACATCATCTGTACGGCTCTCTGTATGGCCTCTCGGCCCCGAGACTTGAAGAAGATGTGGGCTTCATACAACCCCTTAGGACCGTCGTCAGCCTTGTGGAGGATACCTACATTGCCGAGGTCGTCAACAAAGGCGAGGTTGCCCTCCGTGTCGATCCATTCCTGCAAGTCTCCATCACCAGCCATGCCTCGATACTTATCGATGGCTTCATCTATGACAGCGAAGTCTTTTGTACGTTCTACAGACATTAGCCAGCCCTTATAGCAAAGTAACAGAGTATGTCGCACCGTCAAGCAGGTTAGGTTTTGAAACCCACGATAGCTACATAATACCCCGATCCGGGATTTGAAAAAGACACAACGTCGCTATACCCAATTTTACCTACTGTAAGGTTAGATATTGAACCCGACTCATTCACAGCAATACTTTGAAGTGTCGTACCTAATCCAAAACTATTTGTAGAGCCTGCGGCTTGACTTCCTGCAAATCCCAAAACTAAATTCGACGATGAAAAAAGGGACGAAGATACATTGAGTGTCGAAAGGCCTCCACCGCCTCCACGATAACTTGTAATTCCTTGAACGCCTCCGACTGTAGGTCCCTCAATAGTTACTGCGGCAATTACACCATCATTTGATCCGCCATAATTCAACGTAACCAAACCTGCGGTTATGTCAGCACTCGTCATTTCTTTAGCGTAAACAGCGCCGTTTGTGTTTGATCCAATTTGTATATCAAGCTGTGTCCAGCCTGTTGGTATTGATGACACTTGCCAGTCAGACGACGTTAAAATAACGACAACATCATTAACTACTGTACCCACAGGTAATGTGATTGAATTAACATTAGATAAATGGAATGATGTAATATTTGTCGAACGAACCACAGGAGTAGAACCCCCGCCTCCAGAACCGTTTGATGCTGCCGTGATACGACCGTAGGCATCGACAGTGATGTTAGCTCCTGTGTACGAACCTGCCGCGACACCAGTCTCTGTAAGGCCGATGCTAATAGGGGCGTCGGAGAGAAGGCCACTACTCGGAGTAATGCTTACACCGTCTACTCCGACAAACTCTGAATTCTGCAACGCCGTGATCTGGGTTTGAAAACCTGAGATGTCGTTGGTATTGCTTGTGATCTGACCGGAGTGGTTGAGGATGTACCTCATGAAATAGTCAGAGGCGTTACCCTGTTGGTCTACAATAGGAAACCTCTGCTGAAGAGGTTGGATAGGAGTTACTGGATTAGCTGCGGGGTCATTACTTGCCTGAGCCATCAAGCATCTCCATACTATCGATACGTTTGAGTGCGCCGTAGTCTACAGTCTTGAAGATACGACCGGGAGCTTTCATACTTCCGAGTGAGCGCCAGTACAGACGGGCGTCGATGTCTCCGGGAGTGATGTTGATCGTGCCGCAGTCTTGGTAGGTCTGGCCTCTGTCGTCTGAAACGTAAAGGTCCACACCATCGATGGCCGTATCCGTCTGTTCACCAATGCTGGCTTGGATTTGTACACCGTAACACGGCATTTTCTTATAGCTCCTGAAGGGGAGTTGACCGTAAACCTCTCTACGGAAAGGAATAGGTACGGCAGAACCGTAGACCGGACTATCGTCCTGATCTTGAAACGGGTTGAGGAAATAGATACTGCCGTTACCGTCGTCACCAGCAAGGACGTTAGAGCCATAAGTATACGCCCAACTTTCCCCGCCATGCCAGTTCTGTCCGTTGTAGGCATTCCAGATGTCGAGGTCTCCACTTGACCAGGTATACCACTGTTGACTGTGCTCATCATACACAAGAGTCTCCTGAGTACCAAGGCGGAGGACGTAGTAGTTATGTCCGTCGAGAGTGAACGTCCAAGCCCTTACAGAAGGATCGGTATTGCTGCCCCGAGCTACGACATAGACACCCAATTGAGACGAAAGGATTAGAGGTTGGGGTTGAACAACAGACTCAAGTTGAAGTTGACTTGCCTCTAGATGTTGTGAAGGAAAGGCCGCAACAGCAAGGATTTGTTCCTGTGAGGCGTCAATCGTTACTGCTGCTGCCATTACACTGTCCTGTTGATTTCGATATTAAGGTTGTTGACTGCAATTGGAGACCAAAGGTCCCCTGTGGCAGGATCAAGCTCGACGACGTCATACTGGTAGTTGAAAGAAGTAGAAAGAGTGTGAGCCGTACCTGTATGGGTACTAGAACCCGACACGATGTCGACCTGATACTCTGCATCACCTCCGTCAGACTTAGCCACTCTCTGTAAGGAAACAATACCTCTGACACCAACGATGTTGGAAGGGAGATGACTTATGCCACAAACAGCGGGAGCAGGAATGGGTGAAACACCTGCCGTGATGTAGCTCGTAGAATCCGCAGGAGGTTCTCCGCCGATAGTCCCGTTAACTGTCGTACCACCAGTGATACTCCAACCATTGGAGACGTCACTATCTAGGGCCAATCTGTAGACAGTGCAAGGACCGATAGAGCCTACGGTGTTGTTAACCGTTCCACTCTTGTCGTACATGACAAAGTCTTTGATGCAGACAGACCCGGAGTAGGCATTGCCATAAGTTGTAACAGAGTATACCATGTTGTAGATTAGAGTTGAAGGCGCTGCCGTAAACGAATACGTTAGGACCTGGACACCTTCTACATAGACCGTGATATTACCCAAGGCGTAGTCTAGCATCGCCTCGATATGCCACCAAGAGTTGTAGGTGATGACAGGAATAGTAGTAGTAGCTACTCTCGTACCTAGATTCTGGCCGAAATTGTAACCGTTCTGATAGATCGAGATGGCTCCATTGATTTCTACAACAATGGAATAAAGCCCGTGGTTGGAACCATCTGTCCAAGTAATAGGCATTCTCTGACCACCTCCAGAAGAATACCAGCGGAAAGCGACACCGAAGGCATTGACAGGAACAGGTACGATAGAACCTTGATACTGCAACCCGTCGCCAGACGAAAGGTTCCAACATACACCGCCTGATACAACAGGATCGGCAACGACGCCGCCGCTATCAAGACGAGTGTACGGCAGACCGTTGAGCATGAGGGTGGCGCTACCACTACCGGTTCCGTAGCTACCGAAATTATCCGCCCATTGAATTGACATACTTAGTCCTTACGTGAAGCAAGTTCACTTGCGTTATAGAGTAGGTACGAAGCCCTGACGTTGTAGAGCCAACCGAATTCGTTCTTCGATGGCAGGTGTTGAGATGCGATTCTGACCGGACTTGATCTGGAAGACTGCTCCGTCCTCGTCTACAAGAATAAGAGAGTCTTTGACTTGTACGGCAGTATCAGGCCAACAACCTCGGTCATACAAGATACCTTGATAGCGTTGCATCGGAGTGGCGAAGACACCTGTGGTAATCCAAGGTTCGGTAGTTGACTGACCCATAAGCCAGAACATATCTCCAAAGACTAGACACTGAGTGACGCCGTCAGGGGCACGTTCTGCAGTGGCGTAGTCGAGAGGATCGATTGTGTTCTCGCCGGGATTGATCCAGTAGAACCTTCCCATGATGTCGGCAGTTTGTACAGGAACGGTAATAATGTAGCCATTGATGTAGGCGACTGAGATGCTGCCGTTGTCGTCAGGGACTTGAATCTGTCTCAGCTCTTCAGAGCCACCTCCTGTCATAGTGGCTCCATTAAGCCAAGAGATGTTAGCTCCGGTTATGACTGCCGTTACGATGGCGTCACCAGTCGTACCAAAGGTGTTATACTGTACGAAAAGATCAGTTGTATCTGAGTTGTATGCAGTGCATGTCGGGTTCGCCTGGAGGGCGGTGGAGTAATCCGTACCAGCAGTTCCAGACGCATTGATGGCATAAAAGAGTTCTGTAAGACTTTCCGCACTTGTCAGACCGAGTTGAACCAACCAAGGGTTAGCACTCGTACCGTCAGGAGTTCCTGCATCAACTGAGCCACTAGTCCATTGATAGTAAGTGGTATCGATCTGTACGGTGTAGCCGGTAGCAATCAAACCGGTGGCGTTAAGATCAGCAGTAGCCTGGGCGTTGTCGGTGTAAAACCAGAGAAGACCGCCGTCGGCGATGTACAAGAAATCAGGAGTGCTTCCGAGAGGAGCCGTAGCTGCCATAGAGACGGCGTCGGTAATCGTTTGACTGATCTGACCGATGGAATGAAATGTCCCGTCAGTCTTCAACCGCCAAAGGAATAGACCAGAGACGACAAACATATCAGAGTTGAACGTACCTTCACAGGCGTATACCCTGCGGATAGGCCCCGTCCCAATCTCTACAAATTTCTGAAGACCAGGACGGGCGATGAAAGAAGTCTTGTTGTCATTGAGGGCAGGGTTTTCTTCCATGAACCTGTTGCGTACGTAGGCACTTGGCGAATCTGCCACGGTCCTATAATAGTCACCGGTTACAAAAGGAATGTCTACCACCAGGGAATACCTCTCTGAAAACTGCCCCATGTGTAGGC